ATATAGGTACCTACTATATATATTACGAATGTCTTTTTTAAAGAAATATATAATACCCCACCCCTTAGGGGCTTTAGGGCTGTGTTAAGGTGGGTTTGGAAGGTTACAAACGTTTGGACCCACCTTAACACGCATCGTATCAGCTTTCTTCGTCGTACGCCCGGTCAACGTAATACCCGGCCATGTTCCCCGCGGCGTTTCCGATCCGTGACATTAAGTAGGCTGACCCCAGGGATCCCGCTACCGCTAAGAGCGGAGTCTTTTTCCTCTTCATCATGACACGAGCCGCTAACGGCACGACGGATGCGACCCCCAGAGCGGAGCCGACGTTCGAGTAGGTACTTTGACGTTTGCTCCCGAGGTCCACGTACTTCATGGACTCCGGAATTACCCCTGCGGCGTCTGCAGCTGCGATTCCACCGTCGATGAATTTCTTCCCGACGGCCTCACCCGCTTTACCCCCTAGTACGCCTCCTAGGATCGCTCCTGCGATGCTCGCGTAGGGGTTCCCTTGGGCTACCAGCGCCCCGAGTCTAGCACCTGCCACAACGCCTCCTGTGGCTCCTGTGGTGCGTACGAGTTCCTTCCCGACGTATGCGACGTCATCCACCGGTCGAGTCCAGAGGGCTTGCTTCTGGTGGCCGATAATCTGACGTACGCGTGCCTTCAGGTAGGATACCGCCAGTTTGTGTGGACGAGGATCGGTCATCGCCTTCAGGACGACTTTCGATTCTGGCTGCCGGTAGGCCTCTACGGCGACCGGGATATCATTTTCCATGCTTACCTCTCAATTTGACGGCACGACGGTACATGCCTTTTCCTGCCATTCGGGTACCCTTGAAGAGGCTACGCAGTGCGATGAGTCCGCCGAGTGTCGCCCCGATCTTGATACCGCGATCGATGTAGTCTAAGTGTTCGTTCATAGTGTCCTCCATTCTGTGTTTATTTTAGGGTATAAGAAAAGAGTACTCAACACACTTACTTTTGGAGAAACACCTATGCTCTCAGGATCTATACTGACGCTGAATTTCTATTCTAACCAGCTCGACGTGATCGTTGAAGATAACACCGTCTACGTCAACTGGAATCACTACCAGCTGATGAGCGGGACCAGTCTTAACCTTCCTCACAACCTGATTTCTATCGGGGGAGACGAAGAGCCCTACGTTGCCCTTTCTTACTTGGTGAACGCGAAGTTCGACATCGAACCGAACATCAAAGAACTCATCCGTCAGGACTTCTTCTCGTACATCGCCAAAGAGCTCGCCGTCGTCCGCGGCCTGATCCCGCTGATCGACTTGAGCCCTGAGGGGGCTCTTTCAGGGGTTTTCAACTACAAGGGACGCGGTTACTTCACCGACGAAGCCCTTAAGAAATTATGCAGCTTCTCCTCAACCGTCCCTGAGGACATCCCACGGTATCCCGCTGTTATCCAAGTGGTGAACGCAAGCTCTTTCCACTTCGGCATATCGCTTGAGAAGACTACCACCCTAATGCCGGTGTGGATCATGGATCTCGATGGCCTACCTTACGCTATCAGTGAAATGGATAAGGCGCCGGCACCGTACAGATCGGCCTCCCTGAACGATCCAGGATCACTGTCCAAGATTTTGCTCCAAGATGATCCGGAGTACGATGACGATATCGTGAACCCCTTAAGGATTGCGAACTGGATACTAACAAGAGTATGAAGGTGAAGCCCTTTCTGAGGTCCGACGAGTAAAATCAGGGCGGAGGTATCGCCTATGCTCGTCACCCTTTATATCAATGAACTGCCTGTTGATACGCTAAAAGATCGATCGATCTACGTCGACGTGAAGAAGCTCTGGAAGACCCTGAAGATCAAGGACTATCGTGTCCCGGTCCCGGATAACCTAGAGCTCATCACGAACGGCTCCGATCGATCCTACACCATCGGGAACTACTGCACCGTGGCGGACACTATGGCGGCTCTTGAAGCCGTTCCGCTCGACGCATTCGACTATCCCGAACTCGGTGAAATCATGAAGCGTGGACTCGTCGAAGTCCTGGACCGTTACTGGTCTGCTCAGCCGGAGTTCACACCCCTCTATTAAGGCCTTCGGGCCTTTTCAAAGGTGCCCTATGAATTTCTTCGGTAAAGATATTCCTGTCAGTGTCATCGATGGTCGTTTCTTTGTTAATCTCACGAACGTTCTCGGCACGGAAGTGCTCACTGAACATTCCTACTCGGTCGGTATCCCGCTAGATAACGTTCTGCCGCTCCTGGGCTTACTCGCCGACACCGGTTGGGATGGTCTGTATAAGCGTGAGCTCGTGAAGCACGTCGTCTACGACCGCACGCTCGTGGTTCAGGATATGAACGTCCCAGTGATCCATGACGTCGAGCTCGGTCAGCGTAAGCGTCTGTCGACGTATCGTGAAGAGGATGAGATCTGGGTGTGTGCCGTACAGGTCGAACAGCTCTCAGTCGGGATCAACTATGATCTCCGCGTCGCCGAATCCCTTCGCCCGATGCAGACGAACTACATTCACATCCCTTTCCGTCCTCGCCTCGTATGGCAGGCTGACCGGGAAGTGGTCGCGTACTTCATCCCGCTGTCTCATGTTAATCATTACTTCAAGAATCTCCGCTCTGACATCACGGCTCACTACGTGGATCAGCACTCGGACATTCAAGCTATCGTGGAAGCCTCATGGAGGGAACGCAAGTGGATGTAGAAGGCTTTGTTAAGGTCAAAAAACACCTGGTAGCCCAGGTAGAAAACATCACCCTGACCATCGATACGGTCGCGGACGTCATCTACATAGAGCAACCAGGTGATAATCCTGAACCGGAAACGGTTATGGTGTTCGGAAAGGATACTGCAGAGGATATGATCAAGTTGTTACAGGCCTGGGTAGATGCCTGGTAAGAAAAACCCCGGTTTCCCGGGGTTTCTTTTTAGCCAATTTTGATCGGTGTGTTCGAGTCGATGTGACCGGCATGCAGGGCAGCGAGTGCCTCCGCTTCCGTCTTGAACTCGTGGACCTTCTTCTCCATGTCCGGCTTGGTCAGGTGCACAGAGCCGAGGATCGCTTCGTGACCCGGGGCGAACATCGGGGTACCGTACCCACGGCGGGCGTCATGCAGGTGATTGCTCGGCATTA